GCATCTAAATCAAATTCTACTAATGCAGGGTTCAGTCTTCTGATTTCAATTACTTTAGATTTAATTTCACCGTTTCCTACATCTTTATATTCTTTAGCTAGATATATAAATGCATCATCAATAGAGTTTAAGTCAAAGTGAAACTGTCTAAAGATTTCTTCAAGACTTTGGTCAAACACGTTAGCATCTGCCATAAATTTAGCTAGTCTTTCTTTTTGTTCTGGGTCAGGATTGTCTGTAGTTGGATGCCATTCAATTCCACGTCTAAAAACTTCTCCTGTAATGTGATTTAATGGAGCTCGTATTTCTTCTACAGAGTAAGCTATTGTTTGAATATCCTGCACCATCTGTTGACGATATGCCATTTGATGTCTGACCCACGTGTTTACAACGTGGTCTAATCCCATGGTAGGTGCTGTCCCTGTATCTCCTGTTGCCTTCTGCATCATTTGCAACATGTTGATTTGACTGTTTAAGTCACTCATCTGTTGTGCAATTTTTGGGACTTCGGGTAAGTAATCTCCGAGCTTCATATATTATTCCTTAGTTAAGTTATCAAAGTCAGTTATTGTAGATGTAATTTTAAGATTGTATTCCATCGCCTTTAACTTTATAATCGCATCCTCACTCATTCCTTTGTAAGGTTCTTCTTTTTTATTATTAGCCTCTTCTTTTATTTTACTAATTTCAGCTTTAAGTTTAGCAATTTCAGCGTCTTTTTCTTCTAATTCGTATGAGTTGTCACTACCGAAATCTATATTTTCTAGGACTCCGAGTCTTGCAGCTTCTTTAATTAACGCTGTAAAAGCACTTTCAGTTAAGATAGAAACGGCAGGATTGTCATCTGGAATGTCATCCTCCATATCTAATTCTTTAAGTGCTTCGTTCCACGTATCTAAGATACGCCATGTTTTACTTGTTTCATCTCTTAATGCTATATACTGAACTTCTCTATCTCTAAGCAGACTGTTATACATCTACGCTCCTTCTGTTATTTCATTGCTTTTAAATACTTTAAAAATTTAGACAGTCGTCCAACTTTTCTTGCTACTTTCTTTGAATAATCAGCACGACTACCTACTCCACCAGCTTTACGTTTTTTACGATTAGTGGCAGCTTTTTGTGATGGGGTTAAACTTCTTCGTACTTTTTTTGGTAAATATCGACCACGTTTACTCTTAGGTTTCTTTTCATCACCTCTCGTAACGTAGCCCCAATCTTGCTCACCCCATCTTGTGAGAGACCTTTGTGAATCTGTCTTAGCCATTATTTTTTCCTATATCCCCCACCAGCTTTCTTATATCTCTGTGCAAGTAATTGTGCTTTACGAGCAGACCATTGTCCTGGTGCTCCACCCTTACTTCCAGCTTTGATAGCAGCAAACTGTCGTTTTCTCATAGCAGGCTTGGTATAATTACCAGCTTTATTCACTGTAGATTTTTTTCTTTTTCCTTTTATTATATCAGTAAATATACTGATAGCTTTATTAAGCGACATGGCACATACTCCATCCACATGTTTTACATGTTTCACAACCTGATTCCATTACGACTATTGCATTGTCACAGCAATCGTATTCAGTGCTAATCCCTGTTTCACTTTTTTCTGTCACATCAATGTCTAATGTCATTTGGTCTTTAGTGTTTTCTTTTTCGTCAGTCCCTTTAACCAAGACTTCTTTCTCCCGACTTCCAGCTCTATAGACTGTAATACCTTTACAACCCAATCTCCAAGCAGAAAGATAGGCTGACTCAACGTCAGCAATAGATGCTTCATTTGGAAAGTTGATTGTCTTTGAGATACCTGAGTCACAATCTTCCTGAAATACTGCTTGCATTCCAACGTGGTCTTCAGCAGATATTTCTGGAGCTGTAACATATATGTCTTTAGCCCATGGTGGTACATCTTCTCTTGATTCTAAAGAACCTCCCTGAGATAGATGCTCCATCAAATCTTCTGAATAGAAGTTATGTTTTTTAGCATCTGCCTCAAAATATTTATTTACGTAATAGAGAGTCTGACCTTCTAAAATATTTGCTTTTTTCCAAGCTAACGCAAATGTTGGCTCAATACCACTTGATGTATCGGCTAACATCGAAATAGTTCCTGTTGGAGCAACTGTTAATCTACAAGCATTCCTGTATTTTTCATCTTCTCCATAGTCACTTTTATCCCATGCAGGGAATGTTCCACGTTCTTTAGCTAATTTAATTGATTGTGCATCAGCTTTATCTCTAACGAAAGCCATGATGCTCTTTCCTAATTCTCTACCCTCTATACTATTATACTTAATTCGTAGCTGAATTAGCAGGTCTGCAAACCCCATTACACCTAAACCTATTTTTCTTGTGGATTTAGTCATTTTTTCTATCTCAGGTGTTGCATATTGATTAGCATCAATTACGTTGTCTAAAAAGTGAACTGATGTTTTTACAACTTTTTCTAATTCTGCCCAATCCACATCATTGTGTTCTTCATGATAGAACTTAGCTAAGTTAATTGAACCTAAATTACATGATTCATTCCCTAGTAAAGGCTGCTCACCACAAGGATTCGTGGCAATCATTTCACCATATTCTTCTGTAACATGATTGTCTTTATTCACATTATCCAAGAAAATCATTCCTGGTTCGCCGTTTCTCCAAGCACCATAGATGATTTTATCAAATACTTCTCTAGCATCTAGTTCACCCACAACTTCTTTTGTGTTTGGATTAATCAAAGGATATTTCATTTTAGCTTCTACAGCTTTCATAAAATCAGCATCTACACCAACAGAAATATTGAAGTTATGAATATCACCCTCTACTTTTTTACAGTCAATAAACTCTAATATGTCTGGGTGATACACTGACATTACTGCCATGTTTGCACCATCTCTTTTACCACCTTGAGTAATCATAGACGACACTCTTGATAACGTTTGTAATACTTGTATCGGGCCACATGCAATACCATGAGTTGTTTTTATTCGGTCACCTCTTGGTCGTAGTTTAGATAAAGAAAATCCTGTGCCCCCACCAAACTTTTGCACCATTGCAATATCGTGGGCAGTTTTCATAATGTCTTCCATACTATCTTCTAAAGGTAGTACGAAACACGCAGACAAGGTACCTTGTTCTGTTCCTGCATTCATGAGTGTAGGTGAGTTAGGGACAAATTTTAAATCCTTCATCATCCTTATAAAATCTAATGCTGTTAATGATGCATCAGCATCTATTCTTCCATAGTGAGTATCAATTTTTGCTATTGCAATACCCACTCTTTCAAACATATCATCGGCTGTTTCGATAACTTCGTTTGAATCATTTTTTAAATAGTAGCGACTCTGTGCTACGGTTTCTGCTTGTTTTGTTAGTGTCGTCATTTTATTATTTCTCCTTATCCTCTGTGACCACAGTAAATGCAAAGTTTTCTTTCTGGAACCCAAAAACTTGGGGTGCAAACCATCTCCGTACAATTTGGGTTCGGAGCTTTTTCGCTTGAGACTTCTTGCTGATTAACAGGTTTGAAGTCTAGGCTCATCTTCTTTTTCAACTCTTCTGCACTATCTTCTTTTTGACTTGATGGGTCTACTGCGTCTAACCATTCAGTAGCACTACCTAAAGATTCATATCTGTACAAAGTTGTTTCGTAGGCAGCTTGTAACGCCATAGCAACAGAAAAGAAAGCATCGCCGTGACCCATAGGGGTTTCAGGGGCTTTTAGTTCATTGCTTACAGAAACAATTTGTTCTTTCTGTCTAGAGTCTTGAATTAACGTTAGGTTGCTTTTACTAACGTATTCTTCAAAGATTTGAGCCATGGTTCGCTTGCTCTTCAGAGTGAAGTGCATTGCGTGCCAAACAGGGTCTAATCCCCTGTCTTCAAGTTCACCTCTAGTATTATCTATGTAACCTTTCTCTAAGTCAAAGTTTTTAGCTATGTCATTCAAATATTCTATTTGGTCTGAATAACTCCAACCGTCTAACCATGACTGATGCACTTGTTCTAACTTCTCTCCTACTCTTCTGAAGATAACTAGATGCGATGGATGTCTTTTTTTACCCACATCAAACCCTGCAAAAAGCTGTTCGTGTTCATCTTTCTTTTTGTAGATGTTTGATGCAGGATGATTCCTAAGAGTCTCATCCTCACAATTAGTTATTTCTTCTTCATTAAAATAGGCTTCAGTTGCAAAATGTGGCTGGAGTAAAAACTCTGAAGCGAATGATTTAGGTCTTGCTTCTTGTTGTTGTAATAACCATTCTTCTGAGTATAGTTCAGGCATCAAAACTCTTCTGTTAGGCACAGGGTCTAACGCTGGCAATACTCTTGATTTAAATCTATCATCTTTCTGTAATTTGGTAAGTAAATCACCAGGCATCATAGGTGTTCCCAAGACGACTACAGGGACACCTTTCAACGGAATGAATAAACTTTCCGTCATGAAGTGGTCTTCTACTTTCGTTATTTGACTTGTGTTTAGTGGATTTTCAGGGTCTCTTAATACGTCATCTGCAATCAATGCTCCGTTAACGTGCATACCTCTTTTGAAAGAAAACAATCCACCGTGCATAATTTCCATAGGTCTTTTATTAATATAATATCTAAATGAATAATCTGCCTTTGGAGAACGATTATCCATCATGGAGGTTAGAATAGGATTTCTTGAAACTGTTTTATTTATTTCAGATAAATGATATCTTGCCATACCATCACTATAAGATAGATACAAAACAGAACAATCTCTCGGAGCTTTTAAAAGTCGCCACACACTAAATGCGTGACCCATAATCGTGGATTTAAAATGGAAACGTGGTAAGACTGCTACATAGTTTTGTCCCGTTTCTAAACACTCTTCAATATCTTCAGCTAATACACCCACATGCCATGCACCAAAATATTCTGGATTGTCAAAACTCTGTGACCATATATCTCTAAGAAACTCATAGAAGCTACCTACATGATACTTCTTCTGTTCAATTAGTCCTGATGCTAATCTGGATATTGCATCTTTATATGTTGTTATTTCATTCTGTTTATTTGTCATCAGATGTACTATCACTCACCAATGTTTGTAATCTAAGAGCTATCTTATTTATTACTTCTTGTTCAGATATCTCTTCTACTAAAATATTTAAAACTTCTTGCACAAAAGATAAATTAATCATCCCTTGCATTACTCTACGCTCACCCTCTATCCCCATTTCTAGGGCTTTAGCTGCTTCACCTGCTCGTATAAATTCTAAACCTTTTAGTTCATTGACTGCCTTCCTACGAAGAATATTATAGTCATCTAAATGTTCTACTTGCATTCTGCGAAGTTTTTGTGCTTCGCTTTCTATTATCTCTTCTTTTGCTTTTGTTTCTGCCTCCACCACCATGTCTTTCCAGTTAAATCTTTTTGCCCACTCGTATATTGCAGGTGTTGATATTTTCATATCGTATCTTGCAGATAATATTTCTGAAATCTCTCGTCCAGACTTTCCACCTAAATATAATTCACGAGCATGATTCCTAACTTCATTAGGTATTTTTTTAGGCATATTATCTTCCTACGTCATAGGCTACATTAGTAAACCCTTGGTCAGCACTTTGTGATTCAATGCTACCACCAAACGGTGTTCCGTTTGATTGTAAGAATCTACTCATGTCCATTCTCCCTGTTTGATTACTTGTACCATTAAAACAGTGAGGGACTTTTTCTTTCACGCCATTAGAAATAACAGTTTTAAATCTTATGGCTATTTCAGGTTTTCGTGTTCCACATACACCAATCCAACCTTCATCTTTAGGACCTAGTGGTTTATACTGTGGATTATCAAGTATTGTTCCTATTGTTCTACTAGCTCCTTTTGGTGTTTCGTTATATATACATTTATAAAAATCACACCAAACTACTTTGGCGTACTTCTTCTTGAACTCTTCAGCAGTCATTTTTTTCTTCTTACCTCTTTCAGTAGGAAGACTGTCTACTGTTCCTTTA